AAATATCCAACGAAGCCGGAATTCTAACCCGGCGTTGCATGAAGGCGTTTGAGCGAAAACATATTGTCCTGACCAATGGTGATTTGATTGTTCATGATGGGCAACAGATCGTGCCTATTCTGGATAATAAACGCCGTCGCTGGTTGTTCAGAAATATCGACTCTACCAATTATCAAAAGTCGTTCATTGTCCCGAATTACAAAAACAATGAAATGTGGGTTTGTTTCCCGTCCACAGGGGCCACCTACGCCGACACGGCACTTATCTGGAATTGGCGCGATGGTAGCGTCGGAATTAGAGAACTCCCCAACAGCCCGCACATTGCCTATGGCGTGGTTGATCCGTCCGAAACTGAGACATGGGATTCTGATAGTGGTACATGGGATTCTGATACTACGGTATGGGATGAACGTCTTTATAACCCCACCGAAAGAAAACTCCTTCTAACTGAAAATCTACAGTCCGACTTTTATGTGGGCGACGACACCAACACCCTGAACGGCACGGCGATGACTTCGTATGTCGAACGCACCGGGATGGATTTTGGCGAAGACCAAAGAATAAAACGCATTAAAAAAGTGTACCCCCGAATGACCGGCACCGGCACGGTAAACATTTACGTGGGTATGCAGATGCAACGCGGCGATGCCATATCGTGGAGTGGCCCGTTTCCGTTTGTGATTGGCACGGATCGAAAAATTGATTGTTCCGTCACAGGTCGTTACATGGCCATCAAGTTTGAAACCACCACGGATGTTTCATGGCAGCTATCGAGCTATGACCTCGACGTTGTGCCGATGGGTACTCGCTAATGTATGAACCCCGCGAGGCACCGGATAGCACCGAAGATTTACGCCGTTATGTGGCCGAGGAATTGCGGCAAATTTCCAATGCGTTATTTGAAATGGCAGTAGACCACGCACGATTAAGAACCCACCACGTTGCACCAAGCAAACCACGGGAAGGGGATTTGTACCGGGCTGATGGAACCGATTGGAACCCCGGCGCGGGTGAGGGAATTTACGAATACACCAATGCAGGAACGTGGAGCAAATTATGAATAAGGAAATGACATGGGCTTATTAAGCGGTATAAGGGATTTTGCGTTCGGGGGTGGTGGCAAGGCTGGTAGTTCGAGCAGTTCCTCTACTAACCAAAGTCAATCCGATAGCCAAGGTACGTCGTTTAATGGAGCCAACAGTTTTGGCTCCAGTTTTAGTGATGGAGCCAACCAAGGCACCAGCTTTAACGAAGGCGGAAGCCAAGGCTCTAGCTTTGGTGCAAGCACGGGCGATACGTCGTCTTTTGTTAATCAACAGCAAATGCCTTACCTGCAACAAATGTGGGATCAAGCGCAAAATGGCGGATCAACTTTCGCCAACGTGAACCCATACCAAACCGCAGGGTGGGGCATGGGTGCCAACGCAGCAGCGAATTCGAATAGCCTGTTTGGCAAGATGTCACAGGCCAATGATTATTTGGCGAATCCCAACATCATGTTCAATAACCCGAACCTGATGGCGGCGACCGATTATGCGGCGGAAGGATTGAACGACCAATTCCGCGACACGATGGGTTCGCTTAGAAATGAAGGCGTAGCCGCAGGACAGTGGACAACCAACAAGGGCGAAGGCACGTATAACAAGGGGCTTCAAAAGGCCGCTAATCCATTCGCACGGGCTATGTCTGGCCTTTACACCAACATGGGAAACAATGCCTACAACCAAGGCATGGACTCGATGAATAATGCGGTTAATCGTATGCCCGCCATTAGTGACCTTGGCTTTGCCGGTGCCGGTGCGATGCAGGGAATGGGTAATGAAATGCGCGGTATTGAATCCGAACAGTTAATGAACCCGTGGCAAACAATGAATATGCAAAAGGACATCTACGGCAACCCGATTATGGAATCTATGGGCAGCAACACTAGCCTTAATGGTAGTGAGAATTTGGGTTACTCCACGGGTGGTTCACAAAATACCGGGTACAACACGGGCGGCAGCTTGAACACTAGCAATAGTTATGGCGGCAGTCAGAACACCAGCACGTCATCGAGTAGCGGCAGTTCGACGAGTTCCGGCACCGGGGCCACTCCGGCTACTAACGGTATCTTTGCCCCTATCCAGTTAGGCGGCGCTAAAAAGTTCTAACAATGGTGAATCGAAATGGCTTTTGATATTTCAAGTTGGCTGAATAAAGAGTACAACGCAAAGCGCAAAGAAGAGCTTTCGCTTGCGCTTGAGCGTGATCAGATGCGTCGTACAAGTGGTCTACCTGAAAGTGGTGGGATATTAAAAACGAGGGGCGGCTTGTCGCAAAACCTCCCTAACTTCAAACCTGATCGTGGTTTGTTGGGTGACTTGATGGGTGTTCGTGGCATGGAGTCCACTGAGGCGAATCGGTTAATGGCTGGGCAGAGTGAAAGCTATTCATCCGGCGTGAAAGGACAAGTGAAGCGCGGGCTATTGGGCGGCACTATGGATATGAAAACCGCACAAACGAATTTGCTTGATACCGATGTTGGTAATCCGGCAATGACGGGTTTGGTTAATCGGACTGACCCCCTTCGTGTGCAACAGGCGGATAAATTAAAGCGTGATGCAAAAGACCCGGTAGGCACTGAATCCAATTTTGTATTGGTGGGCAAGGACAATGCCGACAATCAGATACCTATTACGTTTAATAATAAAACGCGGAAGTACATGCTCAGTGGAACCGATAAGGCTATCCCTGACAACATGTTTCAGTCGCATAACTTGGTACGGGTGCCATCCGTACAGACTGATGAAATGTCGAAACTTGGTGGTCGTACCCGCAGTCAAGTTGGCGACATCATGAAGACGTTGGACGGCGATGATTTGGCCCTTGGTTCAATTGATGAAGTCATTAAAGGGTTGACGGCCAATCCGGGTGCTGTCGGTTTGCGTGGTGCCATTGGTGAGAACTTGGCGGGCCTTGCTGGGCAGTTCGGTGATCCGGGCCGCATGATGGCAGAGAATCTACAGTCGGGCGATGAACACAAAGTTCGCACAGGTATTCGGATGTTGACCGGGCAATTGATCCCGCGTGTTACCGGCGACACATCGGGCCGGTATTCCGACAGAGATATGGAGCGCGTTGACGCCGTGAATCGTGGTTTGAATCTGATGACCAATGTTGACCAAGCGCTGGAAGCATTGAATGTCGTCCGGGAGGCTATTGAGAACGGCAAGAAAAAGTCGATGGAATCTCTTAACAGAACTCGCGGGGCGCACAAGAAGAATTCGAAAGAATCATACTCACATCTTTGGGGTGGTCAGTAATGCCTAAGAAATGGTCGGAGGTTGCCGCATCTGAGGGGTATCAATCGCTCACGCCCTCGCAAAGACAAAATGCACAATCTGAATATTTCTCGTCAGTGGTTGCGCCTCAAGTGAAAGGCGGTGACGTAGGCGCGGCGAGAAGCGAATTCTACAAACAACATCCATTGCCCGGTACAGCCGATTCGCTAGCACAGCGAGTGTCTAAAGTGACGAACATACCTTCGGATATGGTGGACATGACCACGGGTGCCTCATTTAAAGACCGTCTGAATTACAGCATGGCGGATAACGACGAGGAAGTGAAAAACAAGTTCTCTCAAAAATATCATAACGGCGCGATGTTTCGTGTGCCTATTCCAAAAGGCCGACAGGTTACAGGCGGAAGAGATAAGGGACTCGGTGCGCGTGGCGGACATGGACGCGATACTTTTGAACTTGCTACTACTCGACTGATGTTCAAAGAAAATTGGGACGATCCCCGCGAAAAGTGGAAGTCGGTTGAGGATCAAGGCTTCTCAATGGGTGATGTTGCCGACATGGGTGGCCCTGCTTTGATTGCTGGCCCAACGATTGCCGCTGGCATTATGACCGGGGGTGCGTCTATTCCTATTCAAATGCTCGCTACAGGTGCCACCGCTGCATTGTCTCATACAGGTAAGGAAGGTATTGAAGCATTGCGTGGCGACCAGTTACAGCCCGGTGCAGAAGTGGCCACCGACGCCCTTAAACAAGGTGCGATAACGGCGGCAATGGTGGGTGCTGGCGGATTGGCCACAAAGGGATTTAATGCCGCGACAGGCCGTGGTTATATGAACCCACACCCCGAAGTTAGAACATTGCTTGATGATGTTAATAAGATGAAAGCCCGTGGTGGTGAAGTCACTAATCCAATGCTTCACCAGATGGCCCCTGAGAACATGGTGCTTAATCGGATTGGCGCACAAGCTGAATCGACCAGCAAGGCCGCACAACATCATCTTATCTCGCAACAGCAATCCGCGCTTAAGGCTGGGCAAGAAGGCATCAACAGCACGATGCACAAGTCCGGGCAGAAGTTCGTTAGCATTGCTAAGGCAGAATATAAAAACGCTTACAACGCACTGAATAACAAAGTCAGTCGGGTTACTCCACGTCAAGGGCAAGAGTCCGGCACCAAGGCTATCAAAACATATCTTGAGGGTGCAAAGAAAGGCGTAACCCGTGCATACCAACAAGCCGACGACATGGCACAAAAAGAAAACCCCATGTTCGATTTATCGGGTGTTATGCGTACTGGTCAACAAATCAAAGAGACTGTTCTAGGCATAGGTAAGGCCAACGAACCAACGCTTGTTCAAGGCACACCAAAAGTGGTTGATGGGAAAACCATTTTCAGACGACCCAACAGAATTGAACCACCGAAACCGTCAACACCTCTCAACGTAGCCGACACACCTCATGGCCCATTGTTGAATGTGATTAATGACATCGAGAAATTATCCTCGGGGCAAGTCAACTATGAAGTGATAAAACAACTTCGCACCCGCTTGGGTTCAGTGATTGACGATATGCCGTGGCAGGCAAACATAAACACCCGACAAGCCAGAAATTTGTATGGCGCGTTATCGGATGCAATGCGTAAGCCGGTGAATGGTTCAGAGGGTTTTGTTAAGGCCATTGTCGGCGCGACGGAAAAAGCCAAGGCACGTTTTGACGTGATGGGGCAACAGTCGATTAGAACAATGATGTCGTCCGAGAACAATGGACAGTTGGTGTTAGCCGCCAGTAAACCCAATCAGATGACCGGCGACGTGTTGAAAGTTATCCAATCGGGTAAGGCTGGGCCAAAGAATGTGTTGCGATTCCGAAAGGGTGTGCAAGCGCAAATCCTGATGGATGAAAATGGTGCGGCGAATGCGGTCAATAACTATCGTCGTCTTGATCCAGAAGGATACCGCGTGTTCTTTCCGAAGGGCGAAGAGAAACAATTATTGAAGGTCGCCGGGAAACTGGACGACTTGCGAAACTCACCACTTCACAACATTGCCACGCAACAACTTGAAGGTAGGAATGCGCTTCACGCTATTCTTGGTCGCAAGGATTTGTCCGAGGCATCCATGCAAAAGTTGTTGGGGCAGGTCGGGCCGGGTGGTCGGCAACAGCTCCGCAATGGCGCGTATGAGGACTTCGTAGAGTCTTCAATTGCACCGGGCAAGATGGGTATTCCCACGCTTGATAAGGGTGCAATGGCCACCAAGATCGCCGAGTACAAAGTGAAGGGTATTTGGACACGGGTACTGACCAAAGATGATCGGGTAAGGCTGCAAGGGCTTAAGTCGTATCTCGACATCGTGACAGGCCGTGGACGTGATCCCGGCGTATCACTTGAGGCGGCGCAGGCCATCACCTCATTGAAACATCCATCAACATTCCTATCCGGCGTTCACAAGCTGGGTGTGAATACGCTATTGGCGCACGTTCTAAAAAGCGAAGGCGCGGCAAAGTTCTTCCTTGGTACGGGGAAAACTCAATTCACTCAAAACCCTGTCGGTGTTATTGGCGTGATGGCTGATGCCTTGTTGGAAGGTACGGAACCCGGTTCCGGCGATAGTGGCTATAGCCTTGCAAATCCAGAAGCACAACTTGTAAATCAATAGGCGGCTTATGAGCAATGAAATAACTACCCTGTCGTACAGAGTTATCGCGCCATTGGCCGTAGCTCTGATTGTTGGTGGTTTATCGGCCTATACCACTGTGTCGGTATTAGGTGCAGAGATACATAACATCAAAATGTCACAAAATCGTGCCGAGAGCCAAATGCGGGAATGGTACGCCCGCCAAGAAGATCGTATTCACACGCTTGAGCGTGATTTTTACACGCACGATAAAAAAAAGTAGACCCCATGAAAATTAAAGACGGAGCAGACCTCAAAGGTCTGAGGCTAGAGATGCGCCCGGTATTAACCGCCGCAGATCAGCTATGGCATGAAGCCGGGGAAGAGTTGGTAGTGACAGCGGGCCTTGATGGTACGCATTCAGCCGGGAGCCTTCACTATTACGGTTACGCGGTTGACTTGCGAACACGGTATTTCGACCGGCCCACCATTGACGATATCGCCGATGAAATGCGCTTGGCTCTTGGCCATAACTATGACGTGATTGTTCACGGCTCACACATGCACGTCGAATACGACCCGAAGGGGATTTAACATGGCGTTACCATTAGCAGCGAAATACCTATTATTGCTAATACCGATGGTGGCTTATGCAGGGGGCAGTCATCACCACGAAACAACCGTGATAACCCTTCCTGCCTCAACGGTTACAACGGTTACCACCCTTGAACAGTCCAAGGGTGTCGCCCTTGCCATTGCTACGGCCCAACACTCGTTTGATTGGGGTAGTTATGACTTACAGGGTTCGCTTGCCGTTGGGAGTTATGGCAGCAGTGACGCGCTATCGGTGGGTGTGGCCAAACGATTCGACCGCATATTGATTAACGGCAGTGTTGGCACAGAAGACGGTAAGACGGGTTATGGTGCCGCCGTGAACTGGCGATTCTGATGGCCACCCGGTTCGAATGGACGAAGCTATTTTTTGAGAATAGCAAAGTGATTATAACAATGTGGTGCTTTGTTTTAGGCACCCTTGGCTATAACGTCTATGGATTTATTGAGGCGAACAACGCGGCTAAAGTGATTGAACCTATCGAAGTGGCCCAGCCTGTTGAACCGAAACCAGAAGCTATTTTTCAGAAGATGATGGCGGCTCACTTGGCGGAATTTCATTGATTTTTACGATAAATTTAATAATTTTTTCGTCAATATCAACGGCAAGAAGGGCGTTAATTTCATCGAACAGTTTGAATATTTTTTTGTAGAGTCGTCTTGATATGAGCATGTTGATGGTCATGACGGTGATACAGACCAATGATATGGTGATAGTTGTGAAAATAACGGCGCTATAGTCATAATAGATATTAATGATAGAAACAAGGAATGAGAAATTCACGCCAGCCGTTGTGAACTTGGTCGCTGGTTTCAATTTATCAAGCTTGGCCTCAAGGTCGTGAATTTCCCGATACCTCTTTATCACCTCGGCGTTACCAACAATCATAAGTCCGGCACCTTTAATCCACGGGGAACAGGCTTCCCAATCATTTCACACCTCTTCCTTACTGCTTTTCGGAATGCTTTATCATATCCGTACTTCTCAATCGAGTAACACAGCCTTTCAGCTTTTCGTCTATGGCTTGGCCCGACCCGCCATTGTGCATAAAAATAAACATATTCCCCGCTGTCATTAACGTCACGATGAAACCCAACACCGGAAACCCCGGTTCGATTGTTTACGTTCATCTTTTCTCTTGGGTTGTAAACATTCCTCGTCACGGTTGTCCTTCCTAACTCCTTGCACAACACATCCCGCCATGCCTTAGCAGCCTTCAATGCCTTCCGCTTTCCACCCCACACACTATCTGAAAATGTTCTATGTGATCGTACCGGGTCATTTTTATGGAACCGGACAATATAGGCGTGTGTCTGACTCCCAATGTCATCCTTGCGGCTAATGTGCATCATAAATCGGGAACCTTAATGCCACGGGGTACGGGTTTGCCTAGTCCTTCATACCTTGCTCTCACGGCCATTCGGAATGCCTTGCCATAGCCATAGGCGTCAATGCTGAAATGCCGTGTCTTTGATTTGCGATTGCTGATTGGCCCGAATTGCCATTGGCACCGGAAAGAGGGGTAGTCCACGCCATTTTTTATCTTAGTGGTTAGATGAACGCCTATCACCCCCGTTTTGTTTCTTATGTCCGACGTTACCGGGCCACGGATGTCTCTTTCATCGGGCGTTCTCTTCAACACCTTGCAAGCATAATCCCGCCAATCTCTCGCAGCGCGTAATGCTTTGCGTTTCCCTCCCCATACCCCATCACTAAATGTCTTATGTGGCATCCCATCTTTTTTTTGAAACCGGACGGTATAACAATGGGTGTTGCCCGCGTCAATGCGGCTGATGTGTCTCATTTCCCAAATACCTTTTTAACAAATCTTTCAGCATCCTCGGTGGCGTGGTTTAGGTGCTTATTCCCCCGATTCCCCATTGCCTGCTCACGGTCAAAGAGCATTCGGTCATAGGGCAACCTTCCCCGGTAAGCGCAACCGTGATAACGCCGTAAGACACTCTTAGCTGTATCGTAAGGGACGTTATATTTGCGATGAATGTCTTTGCCGCAAGTGGGGGAGTTGTAGACTAGATCGCTCTCAAGCGCGTCGAGAACCACAATCAATTCATTAATATTGTGATTCCCCAATTCATTCCGAATCTTCGTCAGTGTCGCAATCATTTTCGAGAGGTTCATCGGTACGATCTTGGGTAGCGCACCCCTCGCATGAAACAGGAAAACCATCCCCGTCGCCCATATAAGCCCCGCATTGCTGACACAGTATCCTTTCCAAAATCATTTCGGTAGTCTCGCCCATTTATCACTCTCATTACGGCTTTGCCGTGCATGTCCTTGGCTTGTAGCCACGTTTCGCACCGATCCTGATAACCGTCTTCCTTGCCACCGAAAATCATTGTTTCGAACCAAAGTGATTTCCCTTCCGTATAACTATGATCGAGGCCAAGGAATGTCGTGGATATAAACACTTTGTCGATTCGGTCGCCGCTAATGCTGCCTGAATGTTCCCACTGACAAACATTGTGCAGGGATTTATCAAGTGAGGTTTGTTCAACGAACCTTTCTATACCTTCGAACATCCTTGCCCATTCCATCACGTCCGCTGTGAATCGTAGGCTTTTGTCTGCATTGAGCAGGGCGTATCGTAACTCCATCACCAGTTGTGATACTCCTTGCTTGCATCCCCATCGGGACGACGTAACCCGGTGTGAATTTCGCGCATCCATCCTTGTGGCTTCTCTTCGTCTTCCGGGTTCCATCGGTTCATTTCATGTATGGCTTCGTTGAAGTTGGTATAGCACCAGCCTCGTTCATAGCCCCATATATTGTCAGAGAGGATCAACCGGCCTTTACCAAAAGACATATCACTTACGGCTAGATAAGTCCCGTCGTCGAGAATGCGGAAAAAGTCATAGCCTGCGGCGGTTATTTCGTCGGGGGTAATCACTTAGGCCCAACCATTATTGAAGGTGGGATAGGGACGACTGCATCCAATGAACGCCATAAATGCAGCACATAGGGAGCGCAATTGACGTATTCACTCTCTGCCGGGTGATATTGAATAACGCAGTCTTCCTTATCCCAAAACAAGTCCTTAACAAAACACATTTCTTCCCACGTTAGACATCGGTTAGGGTGTTTGACATCCAGTGAGACCGACACATGATCCCAGCCTTCTTTATCGGAGCATATTACCTTTATCGGTGTTTTCAGTTTCAAAGATTTTATGCGGAATAATCCGTTGTTCACGATGGAACTATCCGAACCATAGCCGCCAGTTGTTACCCGGAATTTCTCAGGGACGTGGAACATTAATGCCTATTCGCCATGCTCAGAAATTCCGTTTCGAAATGCTCAAGCATGACCTTTTGGGCAAGCATGTTGTCGTGATTGGGTACGTTCTCTCTGACATGGCAACATAAGCTATGGTCGATTTTGTCACCATCCATTACCCGCACATTCCCGACCCTGCCGGGATCAACACGATAGAGGCGACCGCTAGGGCCACGGACAAAAAAGTGGCCGTGATTATCAAATCGGTTGCGTTGTTTTTTATCCAGCGCGTCACGGAGTAACTTGGTAGCTCGTTCTTCACCGGCCTTGGCATTGCGTATGCGTTGTTCATGGGCTTCCCTTGCTTGTTGTTGTCGTACTGTTTCTTGTTCTCGGAATTCAACTCGGCGTTGTTCCCATGCGGCGGATTCTTCGGCGGTTAGTTCATCACCTTGATATTCACCCGTCCACGTTGTCCATGCAGCGGTAGAGCTGGCTACGGTGCAGTTGGTAACACTGGTGACACTGGTAGTACCATCCACCCAACAGCCCCATGTTGAGGCTGTCGAGGTGGTTGTCCATTCACTCCATTCCGCGTCGGATATAGAGGTGCCGGTGCGATAGGTGGGCATTTCAGCCACCCACGACAGGGGGAATCATGATGATCTTGCCAAGGGTTTCATCGAAGCGTTTGACGATTTCACCTTTTTGTCCGTTGCCTTTCACGGTGTAGGCGATATAGTTTTTCGCCTTCAATTTATCAAAGGTGGAACGGGCAACGTCTACTTCGTCTTCGTTGTCTATGTCCCAAATGTACTTCGTATCACCCGTGCCATCCATGACGGCCAATTCGTGTTTAACTCTCTGTGCTACTGCGCTCATTAGATTCTCCCTTAATCCACGTATTCAAACGGCACTGGTATTTTGCATGGGAATTTATACCCACGATAAACCTTCAATGTGCCGCATTTTTTAAATCGGTACTGACATGCCATTTCAAAGGATTCGCAATCACCATATTTAAGGGTGGCGAATGCCTTGTTCACTGGACAGCTATTTACCTTGTCATGGTAGTGACCCTTCCACGCATCGCCACGGAAAGACACACCGATAATGCCGGTTGATGACTTGCTCGAATTGTTGCGGGGGCCACTCATTCTCCCTGCCTTGAGGGTGATCTTATTCGAGTCAAGCACAGTGTTACGAAGCGCCTTGGCGGCGGCTAATGCTTTAGCCCTACCGCCATGCGTTTTGTCAGAAAAACACCTCGAAACTTTCTCAACGCCCGATGTGTTAATCCTGACCTGCCACCCGCAAACCGTGCGAGATATATATTTCCGTTCACTCATTTATGCCGTTTTGACCATCTTGTGTTTAACCTGTGTCCGGGTTGTTCCGGGCATGGTGCCTGCCGATGATGACAAACGGAGTTTTGCGGAAATCCTGACATGCTTAATGCTGACCGGCGCACCCATCATATCCATGCGTGTGGTGTACATCTGGATTTGGTGTTGACGTTTAATGAGTGCTTGCGCTGGCTTCTGGTTCCAATAATAAGCGTATGAATAGCAAGCGGAGCAAAGGTCTAAGCATTTAGCGTCACTTTCGCAACCCGGTGTTTTACAAGTATCCTTCATGGTTCCATCCTCTCTGGTCGTTGTTGTTAATCTTCTTTTTTATTATCGTCGGTTTTCTTTGCCACCCAATAGCCGCGCACTTCGGTTCGGTCAATGAGTTCCCTGTCGGCCATCGTATTCAGGCGAGTAACTAGACCGGCTCGTTTAATGATTTCATTGTGTTTCCGATAGTAAGCAATAGAAATATTGTCCACGTTTGCGTTATCACCAAGCTGGCCCACAATCGCGGCTAGCTGGGTGAACACCACTGGCGAGGTACTTCTACCTTTGCTGAGTTCGGCAATCAATTCAGGCGGCAATCCTTCACGGCTTAAATCAATATCGTCTTCTTCTTTTTTTATGGGTGTTACCTTCGTCATGTTGCTCTCCCTTTTGTTAATCTATTTCAATGATGCCGATGTCCCTGAGAATTCCGGCAATTTGTATTAAGGCTTGTTTGTAGGCTTGGTTTTGTGCGCCCTGATCTAGTATCTGTTGAAAGGCATTTACAAGATCAGGCGCGGCGTTTGGATCGGTACGCATAGGGGCAGGAGATAGTCTTGGCTGGTGTGCGGATATGTCTTGTAGGTGTTGCCGTGTGCTGCCAGCCGCCGCGCCGGGTTGCTGCCTATGTGCAGCGTGGCTGTAGGTCGCAATGGTGGGTAGGGGTGTGAAGAGGGCGGTGCTTGAATAAGATGGCTTGTCTTCACTGACAACGCCACGTTCGCTTAATGTTTTGAGGTTTTTCAGTACGGAGCTATTGAAGGGGATGCCTGCCGATGCTGCCCAGCCTTTGGCGGGAAGTGGCTTGCCGATATTCCCTCTTAGTGAATTGATTAATGATCCGATCTTGCCACCCACGTCCGCCGCCGTTGGCAAGTGTTCGCTGATCTCTTTGGAAAAGCCGACGAGTGTTTCTTGTGTTGATTTTTGCTTGGCACCCGAGAGTCGTTTTGTATAATGATACTTGCCGCCAATCTGCTTACGGTTGGCGAATTTGCGATTAACTAGGCTTAGGAGTTGGCCGGAAACATTGTTCGCCGTTATTGATACCCCCATCTTTTGCAGCTCTGCAAAGACATTGCCGTTGGACATTGCTACCGTGTCACTCAATATCTGATAGTATATTTTTCCGGGTGTTGACTCCGGGCTTAATTCGCCCTTTCGCGTTCCTAGATATGTCATATTCCTCCCCCAAACCACATATTTTTATTGTTAAATGCCCATATAAATCATACGACTGTTAAGAGACTACATCATAAAAACTGACGATACAAGGAGTACAGTTTGTTTTTTGTAGTGTGGTGTAACTCACTGAAAATCAGCCTGTAACTATCTGTAGTCAACTCCGGCAAATCAATTTTGCCGTATTACATCCGTATCGGCATTGGCGTAGTGAATCGTTCCATTTATGCCTCTGATGGGCTACGATGTGCCTATGAATTACAGCAATATGCCACTTTTTATTGTAAGTCGTTGTTTTTACGGGTGAAGGTTAGTATTCGAATCTCGTTTCCCGCTCCATTAAGTCGTTGATTTTAAACAAGTTTAGGTTTCAATCGTGTCAAAAAGTGGTCATATATATGCCTGTGATGGACATGGTTTGACAGCATTTTGACAGCATTTTTTGAAGCCCCTAATTCGTGTGTGCAGGAATACCCCGGCAAGGTTTTACCGCAGACAAGAAACGCCCCGAATGTTAGCGGGCAATAAAAAACCCGATTGGCGTCAACCAACCGGGCATGTACTGAGAGTCCATTCAAACCTTCTTCAAAGCCGCCTCAAACGCCGCTACGGCCTTCATCCCGGCATCGGGGTTCATCTCTTCAATGCACGTGGCATAAGCCTTGTACACCATCGTTTTATCAGCGTGGCCCATCTGGTTAGATACCCATAGTGGGTCTTCATTGCTGGTCAACATCATCGACGCATAAGTGTGACGGGTTTGATATGGCACCCGGTAACGCACCTCGGCTTGTTCTAATATCTTGATCCATGACAACCGGATTTTCGCAGGACTCCGCCAAGGTCGATTTGAATGTGGGTTGTGAAAGACATGATCCTTGAACAGAAGGGTGAATTGCTTTTGGTCTTTCAATGCCTTCAATGCTTCGGGAAATAATTTTACTGCCCGCAATCCGGCCTCGGTTTTGGTATCGTCTTCCACTGTTCGAACAAACGCCGTGGTGACGTTGGCAACGCCTTTATCAAAATCAATATTGTCCCAGCGTAGAGAAATCAATTCGGATGAACGTAAGCCCGTCCAAAAAGCGAACCGGAAAAAGTTTTGTAATTGCCCCTCGCAGTTATCCAAAATCGTGGTGACTTCTGCCGGAGTGAACGGGTCAATCTTGCGTGTCTTCTTGCTTTTAATTTTCGGCGTCCATCCGTTCAAGATATCGGTTTCGATATGGTCTTGCTCGAATGCGTGGGAGTAGATACGACGGAGAGGAATAATTAGATTGTTGGCCCGCTTCAAACTATTTTTTCTGGCATACAACCAACTCGAAATCTCTTTCAATTTGATGTCGGTCATCATCCTATCGCCAAACTGTTCGCAACAGATTTTCGCGCAAGAGTTATAGTCCATGTGTGTGCTGTGCTTGATATCTCCGGCATCATAATCGGCGCGTAATGAAACAAGCCATTTACCGATAGCATCATTCACCGTTGTTACATCACCTTTATGCTTGGCGAATTTTTTTGCCTGTGTGCTTTTCGGAAAGTGTTTCGCAAACTCGAATGTGCCTTGGCCAATCTCTAATAAAATCTGGTGGCGTTTCGCTTTGCAGAATTGAAGCCCCTTTGGATCGTAATAACTGACCTTGATTCGCTCACGGATTCGTTCACCGCTATCAAGTGTAAAACTTAATTCGGTGCTTGTTCTTGAAACGGGTCGAATTCCAGTTGTTGTACCCATGCCTCATACCCCTCATTGTCGATTAGTCGTCGTCCATCGGGTGCCTTCATCCATACCGCACCCTTGGCCCACACCCCCCGCGAAATCTTCCTGCTTATTGCCTCGGGGGAGTACCCTGTCAACTCGGCGAATTTCTTAACTGTCACAAACCTAACCATCACTGACACCTCTATTATAGTACACTAAGTACAGTAGAACACAAATAACTGCTAAACCATTGGCTCAGAAGGGGATATCGTCGAATGGCAGATCATTGGCGGGTGCTGCTGTGGCGCTCTGTGTCGTCGCTGGGCGCATTTCACTGACTGATAGTGACATGTACTTGGTTCCGGGCTTCTTGCTCTGTGGGCCGCTTTCCTTCAACCACGCGGCAATATTAACCTCCTTCCCGGCGAGTTCAGGGGATACCATAATCGTGCCGCGATAGTCCGGGTGGTTGTCGGTTTTTTTATCTGCGTTTTTAAACAGTGCGCCGTTGTTCATCGGGTTATAACTCATTTTGCTAATTCCTTTTGTTTTCGTTCTTCCATGTAAATTGTGAACGTATTGGAAGGTGCATTTCTATTAACTTTAACTACCTTCATGTCCGCTTGTTGATGACTTAAAACCGTTCTATTAATTCCGTAGGCGACTAGCTCACAAAAGTCTTTATCGTTAAGTGACAATCTTATTTGTTCACCAAACTTACTCATTTTCTCAACTCCTTAATTGCTGCTCGTTGTTGAGAATTGAACTTTCCCCACAAAACGATCATTTCCTCGTTACTCCATTCCGCCAAAAGCTGTTCTAACCCTTCTTTGTCACCATCGCTTAGACATACCAAAGCGTCTTCAACAAATTGGGCCACTTGTTTGGCATTCATCTTCACGACGGGTGGTGGCTTCAGATCATCAACGATAGGCCCGGTGCCATCACGATCAATGTTGCTTCGTTCAGGGTCGTCGCCGGTCTCCAAACATAACGACTTGAGAAAGGCGTACTTCACTGCATAGGTGACAGCCTTACCCGGCCCCTTGTCTTGACCGTCGATACCATAGCCAAACGATGGCACGGTTATTAAGTCTTCCGGTCTATCAATGTTAATGAAATCAACTTCAATATCCGCAAGCGTTAAGTTCCCCGATTGCACATGATTAACCACACGGGAAATAGCCAACACGCCATGTTCGATCAACGCAACACGCACCTTAGCGGTGACAGCATCATGCGAAACAAACGTGTATTGGTTGTTCACCATCTTGGTTTCTTTCTGCACATAGGCAACGTCTTTCATTACGGCGTGTAACCGTTGATGAATATTCAAACTTACAACGGGCAATGCCTCGTCGATTTTCTTTGCTGCACTAGCTACCATTTTTAATTCTCCATGCTTTGTGCGAGAGTCAAGGCAAACGCCGCGTGATGGCACAGATTGTCAATTTCTGTATCAAGCAGTCCCAAACCATCGTTATCCATTGCTAGCAGGGTTTTCAGTGCAACGTTAAATGCTTTGCTCACTCCGGGCTTAATCGTTGTTTGTGTAGAGGCGGCATTTTCTCTTTCCAAACGGCGGCCATACTTAGTTCCGGTCTGATAGCCTTGTGAATAGGAGTAGTCTTTGATGTCTTTAAGTTCATCAAGGCTTGTCGGAAGTGTCGTTGTTAATGTCATTGTCGTTCCCCTCCTTGGGAATTAGGCTTCTACTGCGGTGAGTTTTTTGGTGGCTCCCAATCGGTGTAGGGCAACGTCAAAATGAAGCCCAAGAATGTGAACGCAGATAAATAGCTCTTTCATCTGTGCGAAGGTGAAACCATCGGTGTGAACTTCCCACATGGCAACACTTTCATCACCCAACACAAGAGACTCGAAATACTGTTTGCGGGTTCTTGAATCGGCTGGGCCAATTTCCACCAGTGAATCAAAACGACTTGGCCGGGTGAGTTGTGGGCTTAACTTGTCAAAGTAATTTGTGGTTCCCACAAACATGATATTTCTCAGATCAGAAAGGCCGTCGAGGATATTGGTTAGCAAGCGGCGTAGCCCCATGTTGCCGTCGAACACGTCGATGTCTTCAATCAACACAACGATAGGGGTATCCGGTTGGGCGGAACGAATTTCATCATAAGCCGCTTCAACTAGCCCTAATGTATCTGTCTCGGCCACCAGACAAATACCGCGCTGTTTGATAATTTCGGTCATGATCATCCGGGCAATACAGCTTTTCCCTGTTCCGGCTGGGCCATGCAATAACAAACCGCGTTTATGGGGAAGGCCATAGAGTTCATATTTTTCACGGGCGTTCATGAAAATATCAAACTCATTGATGACGGGAGTGATTACCGTTCCCGTGTTTAGCAGGGGTTCGGAAGTGATTTTCTCACGGTGAAAAATCAAGTTGCCTTCCATATCGGTGAGCATGTCATACGCACCGGGCGGCATGGTTTCATGAAACTTGTTAGGGTCTACTTCGATACGTTTGAAGTTATGGCTATCGAGTCGTAACCATCCGTCTATTTTTTGTGTCATGTCTGATTCTCCCTATCAGTGTGTGTTTTTTTTATTTCATTAATGAATGAATAATTGCATCCGCGATATCGGGGTCGCCATAAAAAAAGATGACGAGGATTAAAATTGCAAATATCAAAGCGATATCGCCATCCATTATTGTTGTTCCAAAATTGCGTAAGCAAATTGTTCGTCCGTGTCAGTGTCAGAATCAAAACTGATCCAGCCCACCGATGTATTAATCATCACCTCGTTGATCACTACCCGGCCTTGTTCATCGGGTTCAATCGGTACGCCGTTCTCACGTTTGCCGAATGATCCGGGGAAGTAGTCATAACTAACGGCTACGTCGTGACTACAACCGAGTATGTTTGTCGTGGTGCGATACATGTTTCAGTCCAGCAAGTTGATTTTGCATTGCTCCATTAACCAAAGGACTGTGCCACCATCCGCATAAGACGAAGCAAAATATTGGTTTCCATCATGGTCATATCCCATAATTACAATCCCTTCGAGCTGTCCCTTGGCTCCCTCTAGTACCTTATCCACGGGTATGTCGAGTTTGGTTATCATCCCTAATGGGATTACGTTGTCACTGCTCACAAGTTAAAATTCTGCAATCGTTACGACGGTCATGGTCAAGTCACGAATGCGTACAGGCTCAAGGTAGGTTTCTTTCTTGGCTTTTTTATCGAGGGTCTTAGCCCTCAATTCGTTGTGCGTGTCGATCAGTTCCTTGATGGGCAATTCGAAAAACAATTCCTCGTCAGTGGAGTCGGTAAGCTGCTGCTCACCTGTGAATAACACAGCGTTGTCTAGTGGTAATTTCGTGTCCGGGTCTACGATGTAAACTTGTACGATCCGTCGTGTGGTGTGTTGCATTTTTTTCCCCTTGGTTGCAATTAGGTATCTGTCGGCGAGACTCTTCAATGTTGCCGTGTTATCAACGTTATTTGCTGCTGCCTGTAAGCCAATCAATTCGGTGTTGTATGGGGAAAAGCCGCTGACTCCGACCGTCATGGTTGATGCTCCTGTCGTGTTGTAGGCACGGGTGGCGGTGTTAATGGTTGGCGTTTCCATAGTTCTCCCTTGGCTTACGCACATGGGCGTAAACGTGTCTGTAAGCATCTGGAAAACCAAGCCGGGTACACTGAGAATGAGACAAACCATACCGTCGTTGAAAACAGTAGGCTTTGAACATCGCCAGTCTAGTGATGTCCTCGGGGGTGGGGTGAACATCCTTGTTCACATTGCAATCGTCCATGCTTTTTACCGCTCCATTCCAATAAACGTTGCAGGTTCTTTTGATCTTGCTCGAACCGGCGCACAGCTTCCGTGCTGGGCTTGTACGTTGTTGGATTAAATCGCTTCATGGACGTATTTATAATGTACTCAGAGTACAGTTGTCAAGCACTAATGTACTTAAAGTACATTTTATTTTATGGCTGATTGTATGGCTTAGTGGGGATATGAACGGACAGTTCGGTTTTTTTATCGAGGGATTTGGTGTGGTCGTGTAACCGATAATCCGCGTAAAAGCCGAGGCCAACTAGGGCAATGGCAAGCAGAATATGGATGATGATGGATTTGGAATGCAGGGCAATGTAGCCCTTCGGGGTGGATGACGCAGCGATGTAAAATCTAGCCTTTTTGAAAAGGTCTTCGGATTCCGGCAACATGTTTTTCTCCCTGAAAAATCACCCCCTTATCAGTTTCCGGGCCTCTGCCCTTAGTTTGTTTATTGATGGGGGTTTGGAAATGTACTTGTTGTACATACCTATTGCAAGGCTTAATTTCCTGTCGGCGGAAATGGCTGTACCCGTGTCTTTTTCCACCCATTCAAGAGCCTCAACAAAGCCCCGCAAGGCGTTTTCATCCACGACATCGGCGGTAACACCGTAGATTAACCATTCAGGCGTACATTGCAGTACCTTGGCGGCAGTCTCAAATTGACTGATTAGCGGGGTACGCCGACCATTGATCCAGTGGCCGACCGCCGATGGAGTTATCCCCACTTTTGCGGCGAGGGCGTCTTGAGTCATCCCCAAGGCGTCAAGCCGGTGGGCCATTCGTTTTTGCCAAGTTTTCATGCAATTCCCCTTCCAAGTTCATCCATATCCATTGTGGACATAGCCATGTATACGATCCATCTAGCGGCTAAGTGTTCACTGTAGTACAGGCTGTACAGGTTAGCAAGTGGAATAGTGCTGAATAATTGACTTGGCGTGTGTACTCAGAGTACATTTCACCGATGACATACTTAAAAGATTACCGAAAAAAGAAGCAGTTAAGCCGTGCCGAATTGGCCAGTATTTTCGGTTGTTCCGAATCACTGGTGGCGCATTGTGAAAATGGGCGGAGACGGATTACCGCCGACAACGCCGTGAAGTGGGAACACCTCACCCACGGGGAACTACAGCGGACACAGCTATCACCCGCGCATTTCACATAAGCATTTTATAACCACGTCAGGGCCAAGGAGGGTCTTGTATGAAATGGTTTAAGCACGACGCCGACGCCCACCGGGACGCCAAACTACGCAAAGTCACCATGAAATACGGCATGGAAGGGTACGGCCTGTACTGGCATTGTATCGAGATTATTGCCAATGGGGTCGAGACCAATAACGTCACGTTTGAATTGGAACATGACGCGGAGGTTATTGCCTTCGATACCGGCATTCATCAAGACCGTGTGCAGGAAATGATGACGTTCATGGTTGGCCTTGGTTTGTTCGAAAATGCCGGTGGTGTTGTCACCTGTTTGAAACTTGCAAAACGGCTCGATCAGTCAATGACATCAAGCCCGCAGATGCGAAAACTCATTGCGGAAATAAAACAAAATCATGATGGGGTCATGATAAAGTCATGCAAGACTAGACTAGACAAGACTAGACTAGAAAAGAACAAGGGTCGTTTCACTCCCCCGACGTTAGAAGAAATCACAAGTTACTGCCTTGAACGTAAAAATGCGGTAAGCCCTCAAGCATTCCTCGACCACTACGAAACGAACGGATGGGTTCAAGGCAAAGGCAAGCCAATCAAAAGCTGGCAAGCCTGTGTTCGTACATGGGAAAACAACAACCCTGTCACTGAGCGTAACGACATGGGGGCAATATGATCGACGTATTGCTTTCACGGTTGGACAAGGTTCGTCCTAACGGTTCAGGTAAGCACATGGCATGTTGTCCCTCCCATGATGACCGTAGCCCGTCACTTTCCATTACGGAAAAAGATAGCGGCCAAATTTTAATTCACTGCTTTGCCGGTTGTTCCCCTGCTGAAATTATGGATTCGGTGGACATGTCGATGGGTGATTTATTTCCCGACGAGAACAACGGCGAACATAAAACACAAAAAAATGAAAAGCTGCTTGAAAAAGAGCGATTGGTTTTAGCGATAGCCGAACACGACAGGGCAGAGGGTGTGCGGTTAAGTGGTGCCGACCTTGAGCGAGAACGGCAAGCATTTATGTACCTGAAAGGAGAGGGTGAACATGTCTGAGGTTATCCAGATTCAAGACGTATTGAAAAAACACAGATGGGGCGTGTTGGCCATAGAATTATTAACCATTGTTTTGAAGCATAACCAACGCGCAAGTGAGATCGGTGACAGGCTTGAAGACGTGGGGATGCAGGACAATGTTCTTGATTGGGCGGGAATTGATGTTGATGCGTTTATATGTCGGCTATGTGGCATACATGAAAACAATGAGGACTATATTGCCAACACGCTTTATGAAACAAAGATCGAGTCCGAACACGACACGATAAAGTTATTAAATAAAATCTCAGACGAATGCCAGTTTGATGATGCAGCGCAATGAAAACGCTGACCGACCAAGACTTTATAAAATTTCTTGGCAAACAAGAAAGCCAATTTCTTGCCCCGGCGAGTCAATGGGCTGATGACGTGGTTAATCGCTTTGCCGGTGGCCACCAGATTTATGGCGATAAATTGCCTTGGAGCAAAACACATAACCTGTTCAGGTTCCGCCCCGGTGAAGTGACGTTGTGGGGTGGTTACTCGGGACACGGTAAGTCGTTGATGCTTGGTCAAGTCTGCGCGTGGTCACTCAAACAAAAATGGCTGGTTGCGTCGATGGAAATGTCACCAGCGGCCACGATGGAACGCATGACACGACAGGTTGCCGGGAATAATTCGCCCACTGAGAATTTTGTGCGCGGGTGGTTGGAATCGACAAATGATCGTCTATGGATTTACGACCAGACCGACAGTGTTAAATCAGACCGTATTCTTGGCATGGTGCATTACGCGGCGCAAGAGTTACACGTGGAACATATCGTGATTGATTCGCTGATCAAGTGTGGCATTGGTCGAGAGGATTACGAGGCACAAGCAAGGTTTGTTGATCGGTTGTGCTGGGCAGCAAAAAACGAAAATGTGCATATCCATCTTGTTCACCACATGCGGAAGGGCATTAATGAATTTACCCGACCGACCAAAACCGATTTTCGTGGCGCGGGTGAGTTGACCGACTTGGTTGATAACGTGCTGATCGTCTACCGCAACAAATCCAAAGAGAAAAAAATCGCTATGGGGGAAACCGTTGACGCGGAAGACGCCGATTGCTTTTTGGCCATCGAAAAACAGCGACACTTTGAATGGGAAGGCTTGTTCAAGTTATGGGTGAACCCCGAATCAATGCAGTTTGTACCCGGTAGCGGTGGCCGGGTGATGAACATTCCGTTATGACCAAGCGCGAAGAGTGGGAATGGATTAAGAAAAATGCCCCGGACATGGCCAAGCTCCTTTTGGAAATTAACGAGGCGTTCGGCAAACCAACGGTGAAACTGGTGATACATGAGCGTTAGCGAAGAACGGGTATCGCAAGCCCTGAAATATTTGGTTGAGACCGATGAATCTTGCGCGATGGCCAAGGCTTTGATGAAAGGTCTGGATAGCCAGATCAAAACCATTGAAGCCATTGAGTTTATGAAAAACACAGGTGCGCTTGGCCAACGCGAAAAAATGGCGAGGGCATCACAGGCGTATAGGGATCACTTGGCGAAGTTACAAGACGCCGTTTTTGATTACGAAACCTTAAACAACAAGCGCAATACCGAGGTGATGGTTATTGAGGTGTTTCGTAGTCTTAACGCCAATCGCCGCAAAGGGAATATATGAGCAAAAAAGGCGCGACCCAGCTTGAAAAAGATTACATGGGTGCGGTTGCTGAACTCGGTTGCATTGTGTGTATTGGCGAAGGGCATCCAAACACCCCGGCGCAGGTTCACCACATACGGGCCGGACAAGGCATGTCACAACGCGCCAGCAATTTCCTAACCATTCCTCTTTGCCCGATGCACCACCAGCACGGTGGGCATGGTGTGGCGATACACGCGGGACAAGAAACCTTCGAGAGAATGTACGGCACCGAATTGGATTTATTGGCGGCAACAATAGCGATGGTATTTAAAAATGCGTGAGTCAGAATTACAGACGGACATTTTAAAGGGATTACTTAATCATCCGATGGTGGCATGGGCAGAGGTGAATACATCCGCCACGGTCAAAGGGCGAAATGGTCATTGGATGACAATAGGCTTTGTCGGCAAGAGCGACATCACTGGCCAGCTCAAGGACGGGCGGTTGTTTGCCATCGAGGTAAAATTGCCGGGGGAATTCCCGACAACCGAACAAATGGATTTTTTGGCCAAGGTGGCAGACCACAATGGGGTATCTGGTTGGGCAACCAGTGTCACCGAGGCATTCCTAATCATCACTAGGGCGTACCGCAACCCGAATACGCTAATCGAGGAAGACATGCCGGAACCGCTGGACTACGAGGAAGTAGCACCGTTAGATTTCGAAGACCCGGAATAACATCATGCGCGAATACAAGCGGGGTATGAAAATTCTGGAAGGTCGATTGCAGTCATGGGCGGAATACTACGTCAGCCCCATACATGGCCTATCATATTCACCCTCGACCGTTGAGGCGCGATTAATGGAATACGGATCGGGTGCGTCACAGTCGGGGAAACCCTCGGCCACGGTGTTGAGGTACATGCCACACTTAACCGCGTCTGAGACGGACATAGCTATATCTAGTATGCCCAGCGAATGGGGAAACGCCATCAAATATCGTTACGTTGAACAAGTGACACAAAAACAAGCGGCTGAAATGATGGGATTGAAGGAGCGGAAATACGCATACACCCTCAGAGACGCCCACGTTTACCTTGCTGCAAAATTACATATAAAAATTGCTTGATTATGTACATTGTTTTGCTATAGTCGGGGTATGCTGTGTAAATAGACAGTAGACTAAATGTAACACTCTCCCACGTTACACGTTCATTCAGCCCGCCACTTGGCGGGTTTTTTTATGCCCGGAGAAACACCTTGGCCCAACTTCACCGCTACGGATCAATTGACCCGTTTTTTTTCAAACTAACCCTTTCAGGCGTAGCCGTGGCCGGTGTGACGTTTGATGCCGCAGATGTGAAACTCTCCAAAGATGGTGCCGCGTTTGCAAATATTGGTACAGCGTGTGCAGAAGCCACGGGTGGGCTTGGTTGGTATAAGTGGACACCGGCAGCGGCGGCTAATACACAATGTAAAATCGGAATCATAAATATCAAAGACAATGTGGGTACGTTGTTCGATGAAAACGGTGTTGTGTTTGTCACGGGCGGGGATGCTTCCGCACAACACGACGGCACCTAATGGGTATCGGTGAGAACACGGGTCAAAACCGTGGAGAGAACACAGGGTATCGTGGCGCACTTGCTACCACGGGCGGTGGTGGCGAACGTAGCTGGAAATTAGACGCGGGCCACTATGAAGGGCATTTTGATTTAGCCGCCGTATACCCGTTGCCGGATGCCACAACAAATAGTTATGCGCGGCATAGAAACGCCTATCCGGGTGTTGAGTATCAAATTCCTGTAGGGGTAAGGGGTGGCGAGAAACCTTATCGCTATGATGTGATAGTCGGCCCCACGGGCATGACTATTGGGAACACACTTACATTCTTAATTGATAGGTGGGTTTTCGGTGCAGATTATCGCGTAGTGAAATGGACGCCGGTAACAGATGGCCCCGCAGAAGACGTAACAATTAGAGTCACAGATCAAGCAGGGTCTACGATAAATTTAACGTGGACAGTAACGCCAACGTACACCGGGTTTTTATTTCTTGATCCGAATGTTTCGGCAGGTGGTACAGGAACGCTTACAGACCCATTAAGTAACGTCGAAGAAGTCTATACAAATTCAGTTGGCAACGAGATTGTGTATGTCCGTGGCGGAACACTGGTTATGGACAACGAATTATTATTTGGAACGGCAGGTTATCCAATGTCGTGGCAGAATCACCCCGACGAAACGATAGTTATGGATGCGTCGAACCAAGGCCAGTTTGCTCATTTAACGGCCACGGCATACGACATCTTTTGTGCTGGGTTCACAATACTTGATTGCGCTAGGTATAACCCTAATGCCAATACCCGCGTATTTATGCACTTTCAGAAAACGTACCGTGAAGCATTATGGCAATTAAATTTTGTCACGCCGTATAGAGGCAGTGTCGGCGGTGATAATCAGCGATGTATTGTTTATTTCCACGTTGGAGATGCTAATACTAGAGAGGGCCACAACGATATTTTCATTTCTGATTGTGATTATGATTGCGGTGGCATTACAGATTTGCCAGTTCAAATGGTGGGTGGGTACGGTTTAAATAATTTTGCGTTTGAAAACATACATGCACATAACGGCAATGTGGGTGGAGTCCCAATCTTTTTGAAAGGAACGCACGTCGATGGGTGTGTTTCATACGCCAGCGTGTTGGATATATCAGGCACACACGTAGCGTTGATAGAAACATACGGAGCAACAAGCGGAACTGATTATACAAATAATGTTGAGGTTTGTTATTGCAAACTTGGGTATGACAATTTGTCAGATAAGGTTTTATATAATGGCCGGTCAGGTACGGCAGATTACATGACCGGCATTAAATATTACAGAAATTCTGTTTACGGAAGAATTGCAAATAGTAATTACAGCACCGGCAATGAGGTTGATGTTTACAATAATGTAATACTTTCCGATCAGACATCACTAGCGGGAAATTATTTAAACCTTTACTCAGGGAACGTGCTTTACACTAACACCGACCCGGCCCCGTTTGATTTAGCAACAATGGATTTAATTGGAACTGCCCGAGACGATCACTTGGGAACTAAAGGCGCGGAGATAGCCTAGATGGCAGACTTTAATATACAGCGTGGTGAAGCAACCATTGCTTCGAGTGGCTCGTCTATCACGATCACGGCGGGAAGCGAGTACACGGCACCGTCGGCGACTAGCAAAGCGTTCATACGAATCACCGGCAATGGTTATGCTGGCGACGGTATTAATAAGACATACCCCGGCAATAGCTCCCACACTAGAGTTTGGATTACAAACCCTAGCAATTTATTGACATCTATAACATTCAGTCGCCAAGGGACACCAGTCAACGCAGAAAAAATACAGTGGGAAATTATCGAGTATGTCGGTTCGGCTGGTGGTGCTTATGAAATAAAGGTGTTGCATGAAGAGTTAATGAGCTTCGGTGCAAGTGATGTAACAAAGGATACAAGTACGGTTAGCGGGGTTGCAACCGATGCTGATGTTTTGCCGTTTATAACAAGTCAAGGTTGCACATCGGGCGCGTCCGCCGATGTAGAACTGGAAGAGTTTGCGTTCACTTCTGAATGGATCGGCGCAAGCGATGTTGCAAGAATGGTACGCGGCGATACAATCACAAGGACATCGGTTGTTTCTCTTGCGGTGGTTGAGTTTACAGGTTCAAATTGGCGTGTTGAGCGTGTCACACACACTTACACAACGGCAGCAACGGAAGAAACCGAAACACTAGGGACAACATTAGGTGCGACCACACAGGCTTTCATTCATCCACAGATTAGGATTGATAGTGGCAGCGCCGTCGGCGTTAGAAGAGGCAACCACAAGGTTTGGATATCAAGCACAAGCCAACTTACTTTTTATGCAAAACTGATTAACACTACACCGCCGTTTTCGGTTGCATGGGTGGTTGAAGATACAAGTGGTGGAATGGTCGTCGAGCATCTTAGTGGTACGCGGGCGGCAACAGGGATATTAGACGATGGCCCCGAAACTTGGGCGGAAACCGTCAATTCTGTCACACTGACAACTGCATCGGTTATGGGTGAATGTGCTGTGCCTAACAATGGCAACAGGTCGAATCAGGCGTTGATGGGCGTAAGATTAACGGCGGCAACAACGGCAACCCTGAGCAGGGGCAGCACTTATTACACAAGAGAGTATCGTTTTTCTGTTGTGCAATGGCCTACAGCAACATCTAGTGTTCCGATTTTCACAAACCATCTCATGCAGTTGAACAACAACTAATACCGACAATAAACAAAACTACAAGCCCGCTTCTCGCGGGTTTTTTTATGCCCGGAGTAAAGTATGCAGTTTCTTAAACAAAGCACTGTTTTTATAAGCAGGTGTGGCCCTTTTGTTGATTCAACAGATGGGGTAACGGCAGAGACCGGGCTAACAATCGCGCAAGCAGACATACAAATTTCAAAAGCCGGTGCCGCGTTTGCTCAGACTTCGGAAGCAAGTCCCACAACAACCCACGATGCAGATGGTTGGTATCAGGTGCCATTTACGACAACTGACACCGGCACCCTTGGAACATTTATCGTACAGATTGTTGCAACAGGTGCCTTGCCGGTATGGAAAGAATATTCAGTCGTCCCGGCTAATGTATTTGATTCGTTTTTCTCTACCGACTTGCTTCAAGTTGATCTAACGCAAATTAGTTCAAGCGCAACCGCAGCGGATAATTTGGAAGCGGGCGCGTTGGGGCTTGTGTCGGGCGCGGCTGATGCAGGTTGTACCACCACGTCAATCGTTACCACTCTTAGTGAAGCGACCGATGACCATTTCAACGGACGAATTATCACCTTCACCTCGGGTGTTCTACTCGGACAGTCAACAGACATTCTTGATTATGTAGGCTCTACCAAAACTCTCACGGTTACAGCTCTCACAGAAGCAGCAAGCGGCGGCGATACCTTTGTCATTAGCTGATGCAGCAACAACGATGAAGGGATATGCCCTTGTGCGTGACAAAGACGGCAACCCCAAAGTAGACAACCCCGAAACACTCCCGCAAGAAATTATTGACAGTCTTTCAGAGAAGGACAAGGAATATATATGGCCCTCACACACGTAACTGCACTACGAAACACTTTAGCCGATGCCATTGATGCCGCCTGCAATGCTGGCACCACCGATGCCGGTGGCGATCTAGTCATTATGACATCGGGCGATGTTGAGGTCGCAACGCTCGCACTATCGGCAACGGCATTCGGCGCAGCGGCAGCCGGTACAATCACAGCCGCCGCAATAACAAACGATTCAAGCGCAACGGGTGGCACAGCCGCGTTGTTCAAGTTTCAAGACCGCGACAATGGCGAGGTGTTTCGGGGTACGGTAACGGCTACCAGTGGCGGCGGTGATATCGAGCTTTCATCCGTTTCTGTTGGTGTTGGCGATACTGTATCAATAACCAGCTTTACCTATTCCGCATCGGCGTAAGTCATGGCTACAACCCGGCTCGGCCTATTTGGCGTACCTCGGGAACGCTACGGCACAACTAAATTAGTTATTGGCCAAAGCAATAAGCCTGACGTAACAACTGCAACCGCAAGTGGCATTGGCAATGTTGGTGCAGTCACACGACTAGGTATTTCGGGTGTACCGAGAGCGGCCTATAAAAGATTCGCAGCAAAAACCCCAACATCGGCGGCTACGCATACCGGCACCGGCACACCGACAGCAGTAACAGCCACAGCAAGCGGTGTTGGCGTAACTGGCGTATCAGGCAGCGGCACACCACAAGCGGCAACGGCCACCACTAGCGGTGCTGGTGTTCGCATTATTACAATCGACGGTTCGCGCCGTGGGTGGCTTCCCCCACTTGATTCTCCGGGTTGGTTTAGCGGTTGGTTTATTGATGCCCCCAAGGCATCGAGAGCAACGGCGACAACGGCCAGCTCTGGCACCAAAACCGGCACCGGCACAGCGACAGCCACAACGGCAACGTCGGCGGGCGTAGCGGTTCGAAACATAACCGGCACCGGCACACCACAAGCCACCACGGCAACGACTGAGACCATCGGCGGCATTGTTGAAGGGAATGTAGCGGGTGGTGGTACACCTCAAGCACAGGGCGCAACGGTTACGGCGGTAACGGTTCGCAATATCACCGGCAGCGGCACACCAGCGGCCAGCACGGCCACGGGCGCGGGTTCGGGTGGCAAGGGTATTGTTGGTGTATCGACTATGCAGGCAAACGCCGCGACAAGTTCAGGTGCCATTATTTTATATGGTAGTTGGAACGATACGACCGACACAGCGGCAACATGGGCGACTGAAAGCGCAGCATTAACCACGTACACGTTTGATAGTGATGATGGAACTTGGACGCTTCCCTATAATTGGGTAATCGCCAACGGTGTGGCGACTCATAATGCCAACGGTTCAAGCACAATTGACACAGCCTATAGTTTCACAGAGGGTGAAAGCTACACGGTAACATTCACGCTGTCGGATAGGACTAGCGGAAGAGTGAAGCCACGGTTCGGCGGTGGTTCGGCGGTCTCGGGTACGGATAGAGACGCGGACGGAACCTATACCGAAACCATTGTGGCCGGTGCGGGTAATACGCTACTAACATTTCAAGCCAGTGTTACATTTAGGGGCAGTGTTGATAACGTAATTATTGAGCCAGCAAACCCCGATCAAGGGTGGTTAGACCCTACCGACACGGCAACGACTTGGCAAAAGGTTAGTATTAGTTAACCCGTCCCTTTCCCATATCACGGTTTCGCCTTTTTCAACGATACGGTGAGCGGTTTCCATTTCAAGCGCGTACTTCATTAGCTTTCCCAATGATGAACGGCGGAAGGTAAAGACTTGACCCCACGCGCAGATGATTGTCAGGGTGAATGGTGCTATATTCTTATTAGTCATGTTCGCTCCTTGGTGATATTGACGGCCCCACGCTTTACCGCCTGCAAGCGGTGTGGGGTTTTTTTATGCGGCACTATAAAACACCTGAAAATCATCATCGGTAGGCGTAGCGGTTGTATGAATGCAAAATGGATTCGAGCCTTTACGGTGTGGCCACGGTTTAGAGTCACACCCGCAACGGTTGCGCTTTGACTCGGCACGGTGGGCCATGTCTAACTTTAGCGACTCACACTTACACGCTGGACACTTCTTAGTGTAAACATAGTCCTCGACCTTGCGCGGTAGGCTTACACGCTTCCTGCAAGCGGCCTTACTACATCGGTAGGGGTATGACATGGTTTGCTCCTTGGTGGCCCTGCAAGGCCGTTATTCGTTGATGATGGCAAAGATTTTGAAAGCTTGTTCATTGGTAAGGTTTGAGAGTTTCAGCCAATCAATTGATTCGCCATAAATCTCGCCGTAAATATCGACATTGGTATCGGCGTCCCAATTCCGAAACTCGCAACGCTTTTCGGTTTGGCCTCGGCTAGTCTGGCCGTACCTTTTAGAGCTAGAAACACGAAACACCATATCCCGATACACTTTGTATGCCTGCTCCTGCTCCTGCTCCTGCTTATATAGCAATTTATCGGCGGCGAATTGTGGCAAGTAGTCGGCAATGACACGGCGGCGGATATCAACGGCTAGGGCTTTGCTAGGCCGCTTGTAATTCATACACGCGTTATCTGTGCCGCGCTTGTAGCGACTGACAAACAAACCCGACACAGACAAGTGTTGACGGTACGTGTCGAAGTACAGGTTTAGACGTGCCTTGTCCGGCCCGATCAACTGGCAACGGCAGTCGTCAGAGTTAAGGTGATCAAACCGCCAGCCCGGTAAATGTCCGGCGATTGCTTTGGCCTTGCGGTGGTAGTTTTTGCGGTTAATCATAACCCGGCAACCCCCTAACAAGGCGCTCCCTTATTACGGTTAGAACTTTGAAGGCCCGCGAATCGTACCAGCCATCCGGCTCACTTGCTTGATAGTCATAGGTTGCAGCAAGTCGGGCAATCTGGCCGGGATTATAGGGCGTGAGATTGGCACCAATTGCAGAATGCAGACATTGACTAATAAACTCGGCGTTAGATATGCCCATGAACTTCTCGGCTCCCTCGGTGCCTTTGTAGCGGTCTTCGACTGATTCGATGTTAGCTAGTGCAAGGCATTCGGCAACGTCCGACAATTCGTCAAGCCCCTTGTTATAACAGGCACCAAATTGTGTGGACTTGTCCTGTGTTGCATAGGCCGCTAGCGTTCCAATCTCGCTAGGGTTCATTAAATATGCGCTCATTGTCTTATCTCCTTGGTTGGCAGCATTGCCAGCATTGAACACCCCGCGAGGGATGCCCAATACTTGCACCACTACCGGGCTAGACGTGGCTGAGCTTGACCACGAACGGAACGCGAACCATAAGAGGCGCGTATATCATCCATTGATGCTTTGCCGCGTGAGAATGACCGGAAGTCGGACGGACGGAAATACCACATTAGTTTCTTGCTGGCCCATTTATATCCGGCCTCTTTCAATGTGGCCTTATGGGTTTTAGTGTCACCGGATACCCAAACCCAAGCCCCGCACAATTCAATGACAAGCCCCTGCAAGTTGATGATTGCAGAGAGCGCGGCGTTTAGGTCTTCGCCGTAGTTAATAACCGAATCATCTATTTCAATCGTTTGGGTTGAGTCTTTGAGGGTTGCATAGGCAAGGTTTACGGCTTGCATCATCTCAAGCCCTGCGGGGTTGCGGTCGGGGTGGTACTTGGAACATGCCGAACGATAAGCGGCTTTTACAATCTCGGGTGTGATGTTGCCGTTAATGCCAAGTATTTTGGCGGCGTCTTTATAGTGCATGGTATTCATGGTCTTTGCTCCTTGGTGATAGCCCCTGCAAGGGCATTGGTTATTTAATAAAACGTCTTAACAATCATTGATGTGTTGGTGTGCATAACTAAATCAACAGACCAGCCCAGCGCGATATATTCACGGGCTGACTTGATGGCGCTCATTTCACTAGCAAAATTGCGCTCTGTTTGGATATCACGGCCTTTTGTAGCGGTGAATTCATAACCATAAGTAGGGCTGGACTTTTTCATGGCCTTCAATCCTTCGATGCTGGCCCAAAGACCGCGAATGTAAACGCGATCATGAGGGCAATGAGTGAAATGGTGGTAAGCATTAGATTACACACTGCAATGGCATATCGACGGGGACAACTTCGCTAGGCTCAACATGTAAGCCCGCCGCGTTAGTAAACACCATTAACCCGTGGCCTGTATTAATTACGGGGATGATCTGGCCTTTACGGATTGGCGTTTTAACAGGGTGAACAACCCGAACCATTGCGGCCTCATTGATAAGTAGCTTTTTCATTGGTAAACCCTCAAGCGGTAAATGATTAATATGTACTGTATGTACAGTATGGCTATCTAATCACACAATTCAAGATGAAACAACAATTAATTGCTAAATAATTACCCCATACGCTGGGACATTATAGAGAGGTGAAAGAATGCCCAAGGCAGGCGCTAACTTAACAAAGGATGAACACGGCTTAACACCCATGCAGGACGCCTATGTTGTGCATCTAGTCACCAATGGGGGAAGTCAGGTGCAAGCCGCAAGGGATGCCGGATACAGCGAGAGAGCAGCACAGGCCAAGTCAGGCGAGATGATGAAACTCAAGCATATACAGTTAGCTATAGTCAGAGAGTCCACCAAGCGACTTAACAGCTTGATCCCAGTGGGTTTAGAGACCATTCGCTACCTTGCCGTACACAGCAATAGCGACTCGGTACGTCTATCTGCGGCGCAAGATATGCTCAACAGGGCCGGACTCCGCGCTACCAGTGAGCTACAGAGCGACAAGCCATTGACCACGAAGGCCCAATATACCGCCATCCTTGACGATATCCGCAAGGCACTGGCACAGCGTGAGCGGGTGCTTGAACCTGATCAAGCGGATGAATTGACAGCAATTCCACACGACAGCCCTGTAAGTGACTGATAAAAAAGACAATGCCACGGGTTCCAGACCCGAGACCCCCGCCGACCCCGCGAGAACAGGGGGGGTGGTCTGTATGTGTAGTCCCCACACGACACTGATCCTCAAAATAGCAAATCACTGAAACAGTGATAAACACACCGAGCCAAGCCCCTGAATGAGTGATTTTGAGCAATTATTGGAGAAATCTGGTCTCAAACAGGTTGAATTAGCCAAGATAGCGGATGTCCACACGAACACGGTTTGTCAGTGGAAGCACAGTTGCCCCGGTATGGTATTGGCTTATTTGCGGTTGGTTATTGAGATGAAAAGACTGTTGCCATGATCCTCCTTTGGTAGTAGTGTACTGGTTGTACAGGGAGGGAGACATGAAAGATAAAATTGCGAGTTTGAAGGGTTCCCCGGTGATTGCGGCTTATGGTCGTTTGCTTGAGGCGGAAATGAATAGCTCCGACAAGGAAAGTTCCGATGACGTGATTGAGCGGTTGAAGTCGTCGGACGAACACAAGGCAGTCCAGCGGTTGATTAAAGAGACGTTTGGCGATGATGCTTCTTTAGCGGATTTGGCCCTTAGCAAGTTGAATGATTCCATTCATACGGTTGAGATGGGTCGTCACAATGATCGGGTTATTTTGAAGTGTGATTGTGAATTGCCCCCGGACATTGCGATGAAGGTTGCGAGTGAGATGTGCGACATTTCGTCGGCGATTAATGGTGCTAAAAACTGTCGCATGACGATTGGTATTGATAAGGATCAAGAAGTGGTTCTTCGTTACACGCAGCCTACGATGTCTTTTGGCTTGGATTGGAAAGCGGTTGACGAAATGATTGAGTCGTTGCTTGAGGCCAAGGAGAAGTACGGCCCTAAAGTGACGAAGCATTGATTAAGGCATCGTCTGGTGATTTGGTTATTTTCGGTTTATCGGCTGAGAATATTAAGCGCCTACAGGCTGGCAATCCGATGAAGTTTTCATTTCCCGGTATTCCCGATAAGGAGTTTTTCATATTTGCCGGTGATACCGAGGAGTCGATGAAGGCGTCAATATGTGGCAAGTGTGATGTCGTTTATGAGAAGGCTGACGAGTGAAACAGACCAGAGCCAAAATCCCCCCGGAAGTGACGCGGGTTCGAAATGCGGCCACGGGTGAGATTAAAAAATACGCACAGGTGAAGTGTCGCAAGTGTGGTGGTCGGATGGCTGATGGTAAGGCGATGGCTCAGACGTATACGGCGGGTATGCCTGACTTCCCCGGTATGGACGTTCATTCCGCAGGGCAGACGATATCCCCCGGTGGCCCCGGCAAGCTCATTGATGTGGTTAAGTGTGAGTCATGCGGTTGGTCTGTGACGTGAGCAATTTAGAGAGCCGATTAAAAAAGGACTATACGTTTTCAAAGCCGGAAAGTGTTCGCGGTGAACCGGATGCAAGGACAGTACACTTAAAGGTAGGGGTGCAAAGTTTTTGTGTTGCTGATGCGGAAGATGAAGAACACGCCGAATTTTATAGGGACATGTTGGCTAGAGCATTAGCTAATATCGTACTTGCTCAAAGATGACCGACTACAAACAAGACGAGCCGAAGCGCAAGACCGATACAAAAGACTGTTCCCCGAATCACACGCCTTGCCCGTCTGATTATTTCAGTTGGCAGGAATGGGCCAAGAAGAAGTTCGCCACGCACCGGCAAATCAAGTGTGACGTGTGCGGCCTGTATGCGGTATGGATACCAAAAGAATGAACGTTCAAACCATTGAAGGCGTGACGTTGTATTTCCAGCCCAAGGGCGGGATGTGTACCGCTTGCGAACATCTCTCACGCGATTGTAGTGACCTTGAGTTTTACAAGATGCTCCCGGTGTTGGAGACGGACGGCAACACGTTGTTGGTTCGGTGTAGTAATTTTGTTCCGGGCAAATGAATTTTGATCGTGGTCATGATGTTGTCATTCCTGAACCGGCTGGGTTTTCAGAAAGCCTGACGAACGCCACTAGGATTTTACGCGAGGCAATGGCTTTTCGTTATTTGAATGATAATGAAACCGCCCATGCTATTAGTGACATCAAAACACTTGAGCGCATACGGGAGAGGTGGGCGGGTAAGTGAGTTTTTTAGACGAATATATCTACAGTCCCGAGTGGGACGCGCATTATCATAAGGAAACTTATGAATGGTGGGAATCACCATGCACAAACCCTGATTGCGAGATTTGCAACAGCAGGCCCGAGAAGGCACCGTATGAACCACAAGAGACACAAACCACGTAATACCCGCGCCGGTTGCAAGATGTGCAAATTCTGGAAGGTGAACGGGTATGTGACTGAACGCAAGGAAGGCGAGAAATTTTCAGACCACCGCAGACGTGATGCTGCACAACAGGAGCTAAGGGCCAAGGATGACCCACAACGTATTTTTTGTCAGTGATACCCATTTCGGACACAAGAACATTCTCACGTTCTCGCCTTTGCGTGGTGAAATCAAAACCATTGAACAACACGATGACATTCTTGTTCAGGCATGGAACACGGTAGTTAATCCTAACGACACGGTTTATCACTTAGGCGATGTCGCGTTTAGTCAGAAGGCATTAGGAAACATTGCCCGGTGTAATGGCCACAAGCATTTAATCAAGGGCAACCACGATAACTTCCCCATTCAGTCTTATGTCGATGTGGGGTTTAACAAAATCGAGGGGGTGATGCGTTACAAGGAGTTTGTCTTAACTCATGTCCCGATTCACCCTGACTGTTTGGAATATCGCTGGGGTAAGAACCTGCACGGGCATATTCATTTTGAAGAAGACAATATCAAAGATGATCGGTATTTAAACCTGAACATGGACGTTCATGGTTTTGCGCCGATTCCGTTGGAGAGTGTGCGGGCTATGTTTAAAAGCCGCGAGACACCGAAGATGGCTGATCTATTCCCGAAAGATTTTGCATTAGCCTGATCCATTTTTAAAAGTTCATAACAAGCCCGCCCTGTGCGGGTTTTTTATTGCCCTCGTTTTGGGGGGCTGTCCTCCCCGCCCTTTAAGTGCGTGTATAACGCGGCTCACGCTGGCAGCTCCCCAAACATCATCTACCCGCCCTTGTGCGGGTTTTTTTATGCCAAAAGGATTTGGCCATGCCCCTGTATGAAACGGACGAAGACTTGAGCCGCGAGGATCGCGTTAAGTTTTATTTGGAACTGTGCTGGCGGGCAACATTGCACAAGTTGCCCAAAGAGCGGTGCATTGATTTTGCGGCAACCCGCGATAACAAGTTGTTTGCATATATCGAGGTGAAGACGCGCACCTGTAAGCATAACCAGTGGCCGACGTATCTTTTATCGAAGGCCAAATACGATGCGGGCATTGCCTTGGCCAAGCAGCGCAAGGTGCCGTTTATTTTGGTGGTGAGTTTTAGTGATGGTGAAACAGCGTGGATTGACTTGACGCGACCACAGAACAAAGACGGGAAGTTCCCCGCGTTCGAGGTGGAGCATTGGGGGAGAAGTGACAGGCCGGACGATCCCAAAGCGAAGGAACCTTGCATTGTATTTCCGATGAGAAAGTTTATGTGGATGGTCAACAATGAGTCTTGAGATCATGGATGATTTGAAAATTGATGATGTCCCGAAGGAATTGCTTGAGCAGTATCACCGGGCGCTCGAAGACATCAAGGTTAATCAGATTGGTTTTTTCGAGCCATACGAAAAACAGAAAGATTTTTTTGCAAAAGGTCTGACTGATCGTGAACGGTTATTCATGGCGGGCAATCGGTTGGGCAAGAGTTTGGCCGGATCGTTTGAAGTCGGCTATCACTTAACGGGCCTTTATCCTGACGATTGGAAAGGCCGTCGATTGAATGGCCCAACAACATGGTGGGTAGCGGGTGAAGATGGACAGTCAACGCGAGACACTCCGCAAAAATTATTACTTGGTACACGACAGGAACCGGGTACAGGCTCAGTACCGAAGCATCTTATCCTCGAAAGCAAGACCGCCCGTGGTGTGCCGGATTTACTCGATTACGCCGTTATCGAACATGTTACTGGCGGGAAGTCGTATGTGTACTTTAAGACTTACGGAAAAGGGCGTGACCGCTGGCAGTCCGCCGACCTTGGGGGCGTTTGGTTTGATGAAGAACCGAACATAGATGTTTACCTTGAAGGGATAACACGAACCAACACAACGATGGGGCCGGTCATCGTGACGTTCACTCCGTTAAAGGGAATGTCGAATGTAGTGGCCCGTTTCCTTACGCCGACTGATGGCGACGAAGGCCAAAAAGATCGTTCAGTCACAATCATGACGATTGCCGACGTTGATCATTTTTCGGAAGCAGACAAAAAACGAATCATTGCTTCATACCCACCGCATGAACAGGAAGCCCGAACCAAGGGTACGCCTATGTTGGGTTCAGGCCGTGTGTTTCCGATTACCGAAGAATTAATTTCCGAAGACCAAATAGACATCCCCTCCCATTGGCCGCGTATCGCTGGCATCGACTTTGGTTGGGATCATCCGACCGCGTGTGTGTGGATCGCATGGGATCGTGAAAGCGATGTTGTGCATATCTATGACTGTTACCGACAGAGTGAAGCCACACCAATTGTTCATGCGGCGGCTGTGAAGTCTCGCGGCGATTGGATACCTGTTGCATGGCCACACGATGGTTCGCAACACGACAAGGGCAGTGGTGACACGTTGGCTGAGTTGTACCGCATTCAGGGCGTGAACATGACGTTTGAACGCGCCAAGTATTCCGATGAAAAAGGTTCGTGGGTTGAACCCGGAATTATGGACATGTTGGATCGAATGCAAACGGGCCGTTGGAAAGTCGCCCGACACTTACACGAATGGTTTGAAGAGTTCCGCTTGTATCACCGCAAGGACGGCAAGGTGGTGAAGGTGCGTGACGATCTTATGTCCGCTTCTCGCTACGCAATGATGATGTTGCGATTTGCCCAAGCCGGTCAAAACAAGTGGGCCAAGTATGACTCGAAAATTAAATATCCGTCATTGGGGATCGTATGAACATTGCACAGTTGAATGACTTTAAGGCCATGAAGGCCCAGCTAGATGAAGCGGCAACGATGCCCATTGAGGTTGCCAAGGCAATCAAAAAAATCGACACGACGTTAGCGGGCTTTGAAAAACGAATTAAGTTTATCGAAAACCAGCATCAAGCCGTTTTGGAAAACCTTAAGAAATGAAAAAGGAAACATTGAACGCCGTTCTCGATAACGAACTTGAGAACGGGGTAGGGTATCAGGGCGGGCAGTTATCAAAAGACCGTCTCAACGCCATGAAGTATTTCAAAGGCGAACCCTATGGCAATGAGGTTGAAGGTCGGTCTCAGGTTGTTACCCGCGAGGTTGCGGATACCATCGAGGCACAACTTCCCGCATTGATGAAAATATTCACCGCTTCACATGAGGCTGTGCAGTTTGACCCGGAAGGCCCGGAAGATGAAGAGGGCGCGGAGCAGGAATCCGATGTTGTTAATCACGTTTTCTACAAAGAAAATGCCGGGTTCGAGATTTTATACACATGGTTTAAGGATGCGCTGATACAACGTAACGGCCTGATTAAAGTCGTGTGGGAAGAGAATGAAAAGGTTGAGCGTGAGACGTACACGGGCCTTGATGAAAACGAACTCGCCGAACTGTTATCCGATGAATATGTCGAGCCTCTCGAATTCACTGAGAATGAAGACGGCACCGCCGATGTAGCGATTAAACGATCATTCCCCGGCAAGGTGACGATATTCAATATCCCGCCCGAAGAATTTGTCATTTCCAAAACGCACAATTCGGTTAATCCGAAAACAGCCTTATGCGCTTGCCATCGTTCCAGTAAGACGGCATCCGACCTTATTGAAATGGGTTTCGACAAGGCCAAGGTTGACGAGCTGCAATCGACTGAAAGCGGCGCGGCGAACACTGAACGCTGGGAGCGATACAAAGACGAAGATTACATTGATACCGACAACAGCGTAGATAAAGCCAATCGCAAATTGTGGTTGGAAGAATTCTATATTCGCGTTGATTACGACGATGACGGTATCTCGGAACTGAGACAGGTATTCCGAGTGGGTAAAACCATTTTGGGCAATGAGCAGGTTGATCGTTCACCGTTTTGTGCCATCACGCCTTACATCATGCCGCATTCATTTACGGGTGAGTCTTCCGCCGATAAAACAATGGATGTGCAAATTGCAAAGTCCACGGTATTAAGACAAGTCCTCGATAACATGTACAACTTAAACAATGGCCGCTTTGCCGTTGTTGATGGTCAAGTGAACCTTGATGATTTGTTAACGTCACGCCCCGGTGGGGTAGTACGTCAGAAAGCCCCCGGCATGGTGCAACGATTGGATACACCAATTTTGGGTGCGCCAAGTTTCGACCTGTTGGAATACCTCGACACGATCCGCGAATCGCGCACGGGCATAACCCGCTACAACCAAGGCATGGATGCCGACAGCCTGAACAAAACGGCGACGGGTATCACGGCCATCATGGATGCGTCACAAGAACGCCTTGAGTTGATCGCCCGTGTCTTTGCCGAAACGGGTGTTAAGCAAATGTTTTTGGACATCCACGAACTATTGCTAAAACACCAGACCAAGAAAAAATGGGTGAAGTTGCGTAACAAGTGGACGCCTGTTTCTCCGACTGAATGGCGCGACCGTATGAACATGACCATTAACGTCGGCTTGGGTACGGGCAACAAACAGCAAACCCAAATGGCTATGCAAAACATCATGCAGGTTCAGATGAACCTTGCACAGATGGGCCTTGCCACGCCTGAGAATTTATATAACTCCGCTAAGAAATTAGTCGATGCGTTTGGCCATAACGGCGAATCGTTCTTCACCTTGCCTGAACCACAACCACCGAAACCTGATCCCGAAGAAATGAAGGCACAGGCAGAGATGCAAATGAATCAAGCCAAGTTGCAGTTGGAACAACAGAAATTCCAAGGCGACATGAAGATCAAGACCGGCGAGCAATCGCTAAAAGAACGTGAACTCGAAATGAAAATCGAGGAAGCCGCGATTCGTCTACAGATCGAACAAGCGAAGTTGGCCGATGGCACCGATGCCGATAGCCGCATGAACGAGGCGATGATTCGCGCTAACGCTGAAATTGAGAAGGCGAATATTGAATCCGCAAACAAGGCACGGGCGAACGAGATCAGCCAACACGCTATTGCCGTTGATGCAGAGACAGCAGACGCAAAACTTGCGATGGAAAAATACAAGGCTGACCTAGCCGCCGAAACACAACGCAATGCCAGCAAGGCGAAGGACACCAAACCGAATGGACGAGATAAAGATTAAGCACCGGGCATCGGCGGCAAAGCAATTACAAAACAACGAAGTGTTGCAGGAATGTTTTGATTCGGTCAACGACGGCCTTATTCAAGCCATGCAAATTGTACCAATGACAGACCGGGACACTCAACAGGCCATCACGTTGAGCTTTCAGGTGTTGAACAACATCAAGCAACACATTCAGACCTGTATCAACGATGAAAAAATACATGAGTTTAATTTGAAGTCGGTTAGCGGAATTTCGTAGTGAATTACAGCGACGACACAATGCTTTTTGAACGAGAAATTTTGGATTTAATGCCCGAACACAATCTTTTTATTCACGCCAATAGGCTCACGGATAACAGGATTGTTTACGAAAGGACATTGGAGAGAGAGCGGCTAGTTTGCATTGTCGGCTCAATTTATTGGAATGAATACGCATAACCAAACCCACGGAGGGGAGCATGGAACCAGACGAAGCAGCGGCACAAATGGAAGGACTGTTTGCAACCGAAGAGGCGCAACCAGAGACCACCACTGAGCCTACTACCGAAACCACCGAAGCATCCACTCAAGAGACCACCGAAGAAACAACCGACGACACTACCGAAGAATCGACCGCCAAAGTTGAAGGCGACGATGCAACGGAAGATGCCACCGAAGAAACAACCGATGACGATTCCGGCATGGAAACCTTATCGGAACTCATTGATTTTTTAGAGACCGATTCCGACACGCTGATGAACCTAAAGGCCAAGGCCAAGGTTGACGGTGTTGAACAAGACGTTTCATTGCGTGACTTGGTTAAAAGCTACCAGCTTGAAGGCCATGTCAATAAAAAATCAATTGAACTCAGCAACGAGCGGAAACGCATGGATGCCGAGTTTGCAGAATCAGCGCAAGCCTATCAGGCACAGATGGAAAACCTGAATGGCTTGAGTGAACAACTTTCCCAGCTTGTAACCCAAGACAAAGAAGTCAATTGGCCTGAATTGCGTGAAAACGATCCGATTGAATATGTCCGGTTAAAAGAAGAAGCGAGGGAACGGACGGACGCGCTAAATCAGGTTAAGGCCGCGCAAGAGCAGCAGAACCAACAACAGCAGTTTGAACAGAAGAAGCAGTACGACGCAACGGTGAATGACGAGCGCGGGAAGCTGATTGACGCTATCCCTGAGTGGTCGGACGAAACCGTAGCGACGAAAGAACGAAACGCATTGCAAGATTATCTTGCCAATACAGGTTTTTCTACAGAAGAAGTCAACGGCATCATTGACCACCGGGCGGTTATCCTATCCCGAAAGGCCATGTTGTATGACCAACTTCAAAAAGGGAAAACAGTTGCTAGAAAGAAAGTGAAGTCCCTACCGAAAGTACAAAAACCGGGGGCTGCATCGACATCGGCAGATGTGGACAACGACAAAAAATCAGCACTGAAATCGAGGTTTGCCAAATCCGGCAGCATTGATGACCTTGCTGAACTTTTCCTAACTTGAAGAAGGAAGTAAGACAATGGCACAACCAACCAACACGTATGACTCATACGACAACATCGGTGTTCGGGAAGACCTCTCGGATTTAATCGAAAACATTAGCCCAACAGACACACCTTGTCTGAGTGGCTTCAAACGCACCAGCGCAAGTAACACGTTTACCGAATGGCAAACGGACGCACTCGCAGCAGTGTCGGATAACAAAGTCATTGAGGGCGATGAAGCCACAATGGACGCCGCAGTACCTACGGTTCGTATGGGCAACTATACGCAAATCGCAGACAAGACCGCGACGGTTTCCGGTACTACCGAGGCAGTTAATCGCGCCGGTCGTGGCCGTGAAATGGCGTATCAGATGGCCAAGAAATCGGCTGAACTGAAACGTGACATGGAGAACGCTATTTGTGGTCTGAATAACGCCCGTGTCGCAGGTAACGCCACCACAGCGCGTGAGCTGGCATCCATCGAGTCGTTTATTTATACCAACGATTCGTTCGGTGGTGGTTCCGGCGCAAGCCCTACCGGCCAAGGCGCAAGCTCGGGTACAACCGCACGTACTGACGGCGACCAACGCGCCTTCACAGAAGACTTGCTAAAGGATGTCCTGCAATTGTGCTGGACGGCTGGTGGTGAGCCTGACGTGTTGATGGTGGGTGCGTTTAATAAACGTGTGGCCTCTACCTTCACAGGTGGCGCAACGAAGTTCGACAAAACAGAAGACAAAAAGCTGACCGCTTCGGTTGACGTGTACGTTTCTGATTTTGGCGAAATCAAGATTGTGCCTAATCGGTTCAGTCGTTCACGTTCCGGGTTCGTGTTGCAAATGGATAAGTGGAAAATTCCGATGTTGCGTCCGTACATGACCAAAGACTTGGCACGTACTGGTGACACCGAGAAGAAACAGATCATCGTGGAATACACATTGCAGTCATGCAATGAAGCCGCCAGCGGTCTTATCGCTGATCTAACCACCTCCTAATCAACGTTAGGTAAACCATAAGGCTGGCCCTCTTCGGGGGGTCGGTCTTTTTTATGGAGTGAACTAAATGCGTCCTTTAAATGATTATTTTTTATGTACTGACCTTGCTGACATTTCCACGGCAACCACGGCCTATGTGGTTGTGCCTGATGGTGGCGAAGTCGTCAAGATTCTAACGGTTATCAGTGGTGCTATTGCGACCGCCGATGCTGTCCTTACGGCGAGTATTAATGGAACAGCCATCACAACGGGTGTGGTTACGGTTGCGACTGCATCTTCCGCCGCGTGGGATCAAGACTCAGCAGAACCTACAGCGGCAAACTCGGTAAACGAGGGTGACGTTATCAGCATCGTAACGGATGGTGCGTCAACGAATACCGTGCCTGTTGGTATCACGTTCGTTATTCGGAGAATGACAAAATGAGCTGCCCCCAAGGTTATCCATTAACAAGCCAAAGCGTGGCTTATACGGGTACTCATGGGGCAATTTCTAATGCGGTTGGTGATCATATCAACCGTGTTCGTATTGTCTGCACGACATCCGCTTTTATTCAGATTGCGGGAACCCCTGTAGCGACCACCGCCGACGTTTATGTTCCGGGTGAACGTGAACAGATATTCACGATCAAGCCCGGTCAAAAGGTCTCGGCTATTCAGCACACTTCTGGCGGGAGTTTGTACGTCACCGAAATGACGGAATGAGAAAAGTCGCCATTGTGGGCCTAGCCCCGTCCACTCATGACCAAGCCCCTTTTGGAAACCTTGAATGGGAACTATGGGGTTTGCCGTGGGACAACGGGTGGTGGGCTAATTGTGATCGACTGTTTGAAATGCACGACATCGACCTGATACAAAAACCAGAAGCAAAACGCCACAACGGATACATAGACAAGCTGAAAAATGTGGACGTTCCGCTTTACATGCAGCAAGCCTATTTTCCCAACGTCACACCATACCCCGTTGAAGAAGTCGCCGACCTTGTTGGCGATTATTTCAATTCGTCTATCGCTTACATGATCGCACTGGCTATTCATGAGGGTGTTGATGAAATCGGAATATGGGGCGTGGATATGACAGACAGTGAGGAATACGCCTACCAGCGACCTAACGCCGAGTATCTGATCGGGTTAGCAAGGGGCAGGGGGATCAAGGTCACGATCCCCGAAGAGTCGTATTTATTGCGATTCAATGCACAAGGCATCCCTTTAGGCACGATGTTTCCACACTACCCGAAAAGGTACGGATACCTATGAGTGAAATTAAAACCAAGCTGCACTACGTCGATCATGAAGACACGCTAATCGTTCAACGGACGCAGGATGTCGAACCGTATTTGGACAAGAACAAGCGGGCCTTTAATGACGCGCAAGAAACCGGGCGTTTCAAAGGTGACTTCGTGAAGATGGCTGAAATTCCACTGAGCGTAATTGAACAGTGGATGAAGGAAGGCATAAACATCTTCGATGATAACTCTAAGGCTGCAATCAGGAAGAAGTTGAACGACCCTGATTATCGTTATCTCAGAACGACACCGGGCAAAATGTAATGGCAATCTCAACGTATGCAGAACTGCAAACAGCGGTAGCCAATTATCTTGACCGGGCTGATCTAACGGATCGCATTGTCGAGTTTATTGCCTTGGCGGAATCACGTATTGCCCGGTCGGTTACTTCCCGATCAATGGTTAAGCGTGTGACGACCAATGCCGCCACGCAATATATTTTATTGCCTGATGACTTCTTGGAAATGCGGAATATTCAGCTAAACACCTCGCCTAAAAAACGATTGGAATATGTCTCGCCTGAACACCTTGATTCGATTAATGCGGGCAGTGAATCGGGAACCCCAAGTGTTTACACAATCATCGGCAACGAACTTCAATTAGGCCCGACGCCTGATAGTACGGTCGAGGTCGAAATTGCGTACATGTACCAGCTTCCCGCGTTATCAGCCACCAACACGACAAGCTGGTTTCTGACTTACACGCCCGACCTATTGTTATACGGCTCTCTTATCGAGGCCGAACCTTTCACCGCAAACGATGAACGCATTTCTTTATGGAAGGCGCTTTTTGACGAGGCGGTAATGAAACTGAATGAACAGGATGAACGAGGCCGGTATTCCGGTTCCGCGCTTGTTGTAAGAACTGATGGAGGTACGCCGTAATGGCATTGGAAGACCTGACCGGCTCGGCGAAATACGTTAGTGATTTAGTTGTTACAAACCCTGACGGCGCGACCGACGCCAAGAATGAAGGCGATAACCATATTCGCGGCATGAAAAATGTTCTTGCGAATACGTTGCCCAATGCAAATGCGCCTATTACCGCTTCGGTAGCTGATTTAAATGCCACGACAAATTTTGAGGAAACCCTTTCAGCAACCACACTTGAGGTTACGCTTCCGACCGGCAAGACGTTGAATGTTACCGATGTCAGTGGCCTCAAAATAAACAGTGTTGCCGTATCGGCCACAGCAGCGGAGCTAAATAAGCTGACAGGCTCCACCGCAACCGCCGTGGAACTCAATACCTTGTCGGGTGTGACAAGTGCGATACAAACGCAAATTGACACCAAGGCGAATTCAGCCAGCCCCACATTAACAACGCCGGATATCAACGGCGGCACCGTGGATGCGATTACCTCGCTGACCGTGGCCAATGATGTCGATATCGGTGCCTTTGAATTACGCGCACTGACTTTGGAATCGGATGTTGTTACCGGCACGGCACCACTGACCGTTGCATCGACAACGGTTGTCACAAACCTGAATGCCGACCTACTGGATGGACAATCAGCCCCAGCCGGTACGATTGTTGGTACGTCTGACATTCAAACGCTGACTAACAAGACGCTGACAGCACCGACGATTACCGGCGCAGTGGGCGGCGCGATAACCAGCATTGATATTAATGGTGGCACGATCAATGGCATCACTGACTTGGCCGTGGTTGATGGTGGTACGGGTTCGAGTACCGCAGGAGGCGCACGAACAAATCTAGGCTTAGGCACTATCTCAACATTGGCCGCGCCAGCCGGTACGGTTGTTGGCACCACTGACACACAAACACTTTCTGCCAAAACGCTCACCTCGCCTGTATTGAATACCGGCGTGTCGGGTACTGCTGTGCTTGACGAGGACAACATGGCGTCAGATAGCACCACGCAATTAGCGACTCAGCAATCTATCAAGGCGTATGTTGACACAGGCACTCCCGGTGCGTGGGCATTAATATCAGAGCAAGCTATTTCGTCAGATGCCACGATTGATTTTACAGGATTGGCTAGTGTTTATGATTCATATATGTGTGTCTTAGATCAAGTCACCCCAGCGACAAACGCCGTTTATATAGGAGCAAGGGTAGGCACAGGCGCAACGCCAACGTGGCAAGCAGGGTCGGTGTACAACAATGCCGGGTCGAACTATATGCCTATGATTAATCCCTTAAGCAATGATGCGTCCGCTTCAATGTCGGGTACGTTTTACATGTACGGTATTCAGTCAACGACAAAACGTAAAAACTTTTCGTGGCGCGCGCAGGGGATTAGTAGCACTGGCCCTTTAAACGCAATAAATGGTGATGGAGGTGGTTGTTATGATGCCACTACTGCCGTTACCGCTATTCGTTTCTTTGCATCCAGCGGCAATCTAGCAACCGGCACGATCAGATTATACGGATTACGCACATAAAATGATTATCACCCATAAAGACCTTGGCCGTATCGGGATCATCGACGACATACCCGATCATGAATTACCTGACGGCGCGTGGTCTGCTGGTCAGAATGTCCGGTTTCGAGATGGCAAGGTCGAAAAGATAACGGGCCATTCGTCTGTTTTTACGTCCACAGGTAATGCGTTTAATGCCACGGGTGCCGCGATTGATACCGCTGATACAACCCCGCGCTGGATGCAACCCGTACCCACCACAACGACAAACTGGTGGATGTATTGCGGCGGCAAATCTGTTTTTGTAACGGATGGAGTTACGCACCATGACATCACCCGGCAAACGCTTGGTGTGAATGTTGACTACAACATGGATGGTGATATCGGCTGGAATGGTGGCGTGATCGGCGGCATCCCTGTTATCAACAATGCTGTTGATGAACCGCAAGAGTGGGCGACAACTTCGGCAGCAACCAAACTTACACCGTTGACGTATGACGGTACGAATACATGGGGCGACCTCGGACATAAAGCCCGCGTCATTCGTCCGTTCAAGCAATACCTTGTTGCGCTCGATGTAACGAAGGCCGGTGCGCGTTATCCGTTAATGGTGAAATGGTCACACCCTACGGCAGCAGGATCGACGCCGACATCATGGGATGAAACCGATGCAACGGTAGACGCCAATGAAACCGAGTTAGCCGGTTCACCGGGTTTCTGTATTGATATGTTGCCTTTGGGTGAGACCAACATCATCTACAAGGAAGACTCGATATGGGGTATGCAGCATATCGGCGGCAACTCCATTTTTCGGTTTTATA